AGTCCAAGTTCTCAGCTTTGAGCTTGGCAACAATCTGTCTTGCAGTAGCGTGTTGGAAGTCGAAACCTTCCCGCATCCATTTCTCAACGATAACTACGGGGATGCTTGCTACTCGCATGGTCTCACCTTCACGGACAGAAGCACTCGCTGCTTTCTCTGCTTTGAGGTTGTCTAGGAAGGTTTGTGGAATCTCTTGGAAACGCTCAATAACCAGACCTTCTGAGTTTTCATCGAAGGCTACATTCTGGTCAATGAATTGGTGTGGTTTGATGTTTTCTTGCATAACAACAGAAAAGCCCCCAAGGGAGCGGGAGAGCTAAACACTCCCAAGGGGGACAAAACTTACCCTAAGAGATTAGGGCAGCATCGGGTTGGAGCCGGTCAGGCCGGTGATGGCACCCGAAGCCTTGTAGTTCACATGCTTCAGGCCGAACTCGCCCACGATGAAGTGGCGGTCAGCGTCGCCGGTCTTAGCCAGCAGGGTACGGCTGAACGGACGCAGCACAGCCTTCTTCCAGTTGGCCGGATCGAACAGCAGAGCGGCATCAGCCTTCATGAAGCGATTCAGGACAACCTTCTGGGTGCCGAAGGGCGATACATAGATGTCAACCACGTTCACCAGCTTGGTGCCTTCCGAGAAGTCACGCATACGGCCAGAGGCAGCAGCGAAACCAGCCACGATGAGCGAGTCAGCAGGCTTAATCATCAGGTAGGAGGCCTCACCACCAGCTTCATACAGCTTCTGGTTGGTAGCCAGCACCATGGCTTCGGTCAGAGCGGCAGGGGTGCCGTTGTTGGTGACAACTGCGCTATTGATGATGGCATTGCCACCAGCGTCATTGCCCCACACGTTGCCGAACTGACGGGCAACAGACGAGGTGCCAGCAGCGGCGTTACGAGCCGAGCCAACCAGGGCGTATTCAAATTCACGCTTCAGTTCAGCAGACTTCTTGCTCAACTGGTAAGCGGTTTCCTTGGCGCGGCCATAGGTGGACACAGCGTCAGCCGTGGCAGAGGCCTTGATGGTCTTAGCCATGATCTGCGTGTAGTTGGAACGCATCGTGGTAGCGGTCAGGTCAGCATCGGTGCCGTCTGCGCCTTCAACCACTGCGTTAGCAGCCACAGCAGCCAGATCGTCTTCCTGCCACTGGTACACGGTGTTGCTCACCGATTCCTGGCCGATGAGGCTCTGGAAGGGGGTAGCGGTAGGAGCGATGTTGCTGATAACGTCGCTGATGTCTTCTTTCTTGCCGACCTGATCGTAGGTCTTAAAATGGGTAGCCATTTGTTTTCTTCCTTAAAGTGAAATGTGTTTAATCTTCGTTGGCCCAACGGCTCAGAAACAGATTCGCAGCGTCATCGACGGTGCCAGAAGTCTGAAGGGTCTTCTTTGCTTTGACCGCGCCATCGCTCTTCATCGAGCCAGCAGCAACGGTGGATTTGACAACCTTCTTGGGAGTCACCACTTTCTTCTTGGTGACAATCTTCTTGCTCTCGTCATAGAGACGGGCTTTATGAATCAACTGAATTGCGACAGGATCGACAAGGTTATTTACAACCTCTGCGTCCATGCCAGTTGAAATTGCATACTCACGAATCTGGTCATACACAGTTGCAGACCAGTTAGGGATTGCTTCTTTTAGGGTCTTAACAGCCTCTTTGGCTGCCTCCTGAAGCATCTGCTGTTGCTGGGCTTGCGTCTGTTTAACAAACGCATCAGCCTCTTCAGAAATGAAACGGAAATCCTCGTAGGCAGCTTGCGCTTCGGCGCGGAGAGCAGCGAACTGGTCAGCATCAAGCTGTTTGGAGGCAACAAGATAATCAATCTTGCTGTAGGGTTCCCATTTGGCCTGAGCCTTCTGGTACATCTTCTCCAAAGTTGCTTGAGCCTTCAGTGCGGATGCTTCTGCTTCCTTGCGCTTGGCTGCGACTTCTTGGCTTTTCCGGGTTAAGGCCGCTTCCTGGCCGTACAGTCGCTTCAGTTCCTTGACAGATACATCAAGTTCTTCATCGCCAACCTTGATTTTGACAACGGCTTCGTCCTCAAGAACCTTCTTGGGTTCATCCTTGGACTCTTCTTCGTCATCTTCTTCGGTTTCTTCTTCAGAACCTTCCTGATGGTCTTCATCAGACTCTTCAGCTTCTTCTACAGCTTCTTCAGCCTCGTCCTCAGGCTCCTCCGCAGGAGTTTCTTCGGACTGTTCATCTTCCTCAGGGGCTTCGGATGCCTTTTCAGGGTCCTCTTCACTCCACTTGGAAAGAAATGACGCGGCGGCGTCATCTTCATTAAGTTGCGGAGCCGCTTCAATGTCTTGAGCAGCCACGCCCATGGGGGTAGTAGCTTTGGTGTTCATAAATCAGTTTATTCGTTTTCTTCGGTGGCAAGGTTCTCAATGATCTGGTCACGGATAGCGACCCATTGATTCAGCACACCAAGGATGTCTTGCACAGCACGGGCACCGGCATAGGCCATTTCCCGTTCTTTGGTTTGTTCGGCAGTGGTCTGCAAGAGACCAGCCAGATACATATTGATGAGTTCGTTGGTAGCTGCAATCAAGGCTTCCTGTTTCAGGAGATTGTCAGCAGCGTTGCCACGCTCAATCAGATATTCGTTGTTCAAAAGCTCTCCGATAAATGTTTAGTTCGGGCTGATAATTGCACGGGCCTGTGCAGGGTCCTGTGCTTGTTGTTCTTTAGCCATCTGGAGTTCTTCCACGGCCACAGCCACACGCGAGGTAACTTCAAATTCCTTGCGATCCTGTTCGCGCTCTTTGACCATACGCTCCATTTCAAGGCGCATACGATCCATCTCGATACGCATCTGCTCCAGTTCAGCGTTAAACTGAACCTTCTGGGCAGAAGCCTGAGACACAATCTCCTGAGCAGCAACCTTACGCTCTTCAAGTTCGACTTGCTTGAGCATCATCGGGTCAGGCTGCGGAGGCTGCGGAATAGACAGGAACTCAGACACGTTCTTGATGCCAGCCTTCTCCATGATGGTCTTCAGCATGGCAAACTTGTTCTGAGGCTGATACATCGGAGCAGTCGTAGGATCAGCAGACAGCATCTGATGGATCATCATGAACTTCTGAGCCTCACGCTCTTGCTCACCATAACCCAGCTTCAGTTCAACAGAGCAGTCCTTACGCTCTTCCCACTCTTCAGGGGAAATACGCTGGAAGGCCCCGGCAACCTGAATGATCTTCTCTTTCTTCTCGTTTGCCAGGACAAGTTCATACACCCGAAGGTACAGTTCCTTGACGAAGCAAGCAAAGTTACGAGCGATGATCTTTTCACGCTGCTGGCTCAGGCTCACTAGGTCATTGACCATGGCCTGAGAGTTCTGCTTAGACACTGCGTCCTTGTTCAGGCCCTGAGACAGACGGCTAACACCAGTAACCTCTTCCTTATCCTCATCCAGTAATTGCAGGGTCTGGAACACGAAGGGGTTAAGGCTGGCCTGCTGCATCGGAAGGATGCCATCAGGACGGGTCACGTTCACAACACCACCAAAGCGGTTCTCAATGAGTTCCTTGGGGTTCGTAACAGCACCCTTGACCACCATGTAGCGGGGGTTATTCGTGATGACCGTATGGTCCAGAATACCGCGCATCAGGACAGTACGTGCGTTCTGAGTCGGGATGACCTTGTGGGCGTAGTTCGTGCCATAGAAGGCATGGGGAACCGGCAGGGGAGTGAAGGCGATGAAAGGCTTGCAGTCGGCCTCTTCCACATCAAGGATAACGCCGCCACTTTTGATGATCTTGTAGAGTTTGCTTTCGCCAGTACCTTCCATGTCCAGATACAGATAGCACTCGTACACCATCACGTATTTGGACTGCTCTTGAACCTCAGCATCCAGATTGAGACGGTCTG